TGCTCGTGCTTTATGTGAAGAAATAGGTGTAGATTACATTATCATAAACGGTTCAGATGAAGGCCGTCAGATTGATACATTAAGAAACAAAATCAAAAACTTTGCTTCTACCATTTCACTTACCAAAGAAGCGAATCATAAAGTTGTAATTATAGACGAGGCCGATTATATGAACGCCGAATCGGTACAACCAGCATTAAGAAACTTTATAGAAACATTTTTTAATAACTGTAGATTTATCTTTACTTGTAATTACAAGAACAAAATTATACCTGCTTTACACAGTCGTTGTACTGTAGTTGATTTTAGAATTGTCAATGGCCAAAAGGCAATCACTCAAAATGATTTTCTTAAAAGACTTGAAGTTATATTAAAAGAAGAAGAAGTAAAATATGATAAAAAGATTTTAGTTCAACTTCTTTTAAAACACTATCCAGATTTTAGAAGAACGATAAATGAATTACAAAGATATTCTGTTCGTGGTACTATAGACAGTGGTATTCTTTTTAATTTATCAGAAGAAAGCATTAAAGGATTAATTGTTAATTTAAAAGAAAAAGATTTTAATGCTATGCGTAAATGGGTGGTACAAAACTTAGATAAAGAAACAAGTGCTGTATTTAAAGAAGTCTATGACAGTCTTTATAAATCTTTAGACCCTAAATCAATACCACAGGCAGTGTTAATTATTGCTGGGTATCAATACAAGGCGGCCTTTGTTGCTGACCAAGAAATCAATATGGTTGCCTGCTTAACCGAAATAATGGCCGGTTGTAAATTTAAATGACATTTAAAAGTTTTATAAACAACTGGAAACTTAATAGTTCAGAAACAGCTTTAAGAAGTTTTGTTAAAGCTTACAGTTATAGATGTTGTGGTACTTTAACAACAATAGTAATATCATATTCTATCACAGGTAAATTTATTGTGAGTTTAGGAATAGGAGCAGTTGAAATGATAGTTAAACCATTTGTATATTGGTGCCATGAACGTGTATGGAACAAAATTAGATGGGGAAGATAGAAATAAGCGGGCATAGTTCAGTGGTAGAACAATAGTTTACCAAACTATAGGTCGTGGGTTCGAGTCCCACTGTCCGCTCCAAAATTATATGTACGAATTAAAAGATTATTTAAAAGCAATTAATGAAAGTAAAGAAAACCTATTAGACACAGATGACGCAACGTGGGAAAAGAAGTACCCACCCTATGTTATAAATCGTTGTCTTTCTATGTTTTGGGATACGGTAATGCCAGCTAATGAAATGAATGGCCTTCACTTTCTACCTAAACAACTACAATTCCATTTTTTAATAAATAGTATCAGAAAAAAGAAGCGATTTGGTGGCAAGTGGTTATCACAAGCCAAATTAAAAGATTTAGAGTATGTGAAGGAATACTATGGTTATAGCAATGAAAAGGCAAGAGAGGCCTTAACTTTATTGACCAAAGAACAACTTGAACATATAAAAACAAAGTTATTTAAAGGTGGGAGAGATTAATGGTAGATAGTATTAAGTGGTCAATAGAGGACATGTTAGAAGTAACAATCAAACAGCCTGATGACTTTTTAAAAGTAAGAGAAACACTTACTAGAATTGGTGTAGCATCCAGAAAAGATAAGACATTATTTCAGTCTTGTCATATACTTCATAAACAAGGTAAATATTACATAGTACACTTTAAAGAGTTATTTGCTCTTGATGGTAAGACAGCTACATTATCAGAAAACGATATTCAAAGAAGAAACACAATCGCAATATTATTAGCAGATTGGAATTTAATTGACATAGTTAAAAAAGAGGCTGCTGAAAACAAAGCACCTTTAAGTCAAATTAAAGTATTACCATTTAAAGAAAAGAAAGAATGGATATTATCCGCAAAATATAATATTGGTAAAAAAATAGTTAAAGATGATGAAACAAATGGTGAATAAATGCAAGTACCTAAGTTTAGAGACTTTATAAAAGAAGCAAGACAGCAAGATGAAACCGACCCTATTACGGTCGTTGTCATTAGCAAATCTTCTCCTAAAGTGAGACGACAGAAAACTGGTAATAAAAAATCTAAAAAAGAAATTACTGTAAGTTTTGTACAGAAGTCTTGTGCTAAAAGAAAAATACCTTGTTACATAATCAATACTAAATTCTCAATCATCACAGATAAAGACGAAGAAAAAAATACATTAACTATCTATAACTATGATGGTGAAGATGGTGAACAAACATTTATAGGTAAAAACACAGTAGTTATTACAAGAGCAGGTGCGATAGAAGATGAAGCAGGACTTTCTTTAATATCAGCATTTCAAAACTCTGGTGCGTTTATGTTAAACACCAGATCAGCAATGTTAACTTGCGATAATAAACTAACGTCTGCTCTATTGTTTGAAAAGTTTAATATACCAACACCAAAAACCGCTTTTATATCAAACGAAAAAAATTTAGATAACGCATTAAAACTTGTAGGCAATAAATTTCCAGTTATAGTAAAGACATTAACAGGTACACAAGGTATTGGTGTTGTTAAAGTAGATAGTTACGATTCTTTAGTATCAGTAGTACAGGCTTTATTTAAACATGATGCTGAATTATTATTGCAAGAATATATGCCAACAGATTCAGATGTAAGAACTTTTGTTGTAGATAATAAGATATTTGCTTGTACAAAACGTGTTAAAAAATCTGGAGAGTTTAGATCAAATGTACACAGAGGCGCTGTGGCAGAACCATATAAACTATCAGACGAAGAAATAGAAATAGTGCTAAGAACAGCAAGAGCATCAAAAGCATATCTTGTTGGAATAGATCATATAACATACAAAGATAAAATTTACGTATTAGAAGCAAACGGTTCTCCAGGAACAGGAGCTGATTATGAAGGTTATCATTATGAAGATTATATAGATACACCAAACACAATAGGGCCAATTAAAGGAAGTCAATTAGTTGATAACGTTATAGAATATATTTCAAATAGGAAACATTGGGATAGACAATCAATCGTAGAAGTTGGTTACCTAGAAACAATAGAATTATCTACTGTAGGCAAAGTAAGAGCAAAATTAGATACAGGTAATGGCGCTGAAACTTGTGCTTTACATGCTGAAGAAGTAGAAGTAAAAGATGGTAAAGTTTCTTGGAAGTATGATGGTAAAAAACACACCAGCAACTTAGAAGGTTATCATAAAATTTTTAGAGCTAATACAAATGATGGTGAAGGAGAAAAAAGACCAGTTGTTAAACTAGATTTAACGTTTAATGGATTTACATACAAAGATGTAATGTTTGGTCTTGATGAAAGAAAAAGATCAGCGTCTGACGTATTATTAAATAGAGACATAATTAGAAAAATGAATGCTTCAGTTAATCCTAATAGAGAATTTGTATTAAGTAGAAGAATAAAACCTATTGACAAAAAGTAAAAAGTATAGTATAATAAAGTAAATTGAAAAGGAATATATTATGTCAGAAGTAAAAATCTTTAGATTAAGTACAGGCGAAGATGTTATCGGCCAAAAAGCAGAAGATAGCGATTCAAATTTAACTCATATTAAACAACCATTTGTGATTGTACCAATGCAATCAAAGCCAGGTGGGCCAGTATCTTTGGCGCTAACTCCATACATGCCTTATTCTGAATCTGAAACAATAGTATTAAAAACAACAAACATTATAACAGAAGTCGATCCAAAATTAGAAATCAAAAATTCATATAATCAGCATTTAGGAACAGGAATAATTCAAGCAAAAAAACCTAAACTTATTATAGATTGATGATTACAGTATATTTTGTTAGAAACGGAATGAAAATTAGAGTTGATGTGCCTATTGGCATGACTTTAATGGAGGCCGCTAAAAAATATAGTGTAATAGAGATAAGAGAAATAACTGCTGATTGTGGTGGAGCTTGTGCTTGTGGTACTTGTCATGTTACAATAGATGAACGTTGGATTGATAAACTTTTACCAATGAATGAAAATTACGCCGAATTAGATATACTAGAATTTGATAAACAATATAAAAAAGGATTGAGTAGATTAGCCTGCCAAATACAATTAACAAAAGAACATGATGGCTTAATTGCTCACTTATTGGATGAAGATATTAGATAATGAACTTTTACAAATCAGTTATAGAACACAGAGGTAAACTTCTAGTTAGAGGTATACATGAAGAAAAAGAATATAAAGAACGAATAGACTTCGGGCCAACTCTTTATTCATTAACACAACAACAAACAGAATTTAAAACCTTACAAGGCCAATATTTAAAACCTATTACATTTAAAACTATTGATGACGCTAGAAGATTTAGACGTGAAGTAGTTACAGACAATTCACCTATCTATGGCCTAGAGAGATACCATTATCAATACATTAATAAATTTCATCCTGATAATATAGATTGGGACAAGAAGTTTATTAAAATTTTTACATTAGATATAGAAACTAGTTGCGAAAGTGGTTTCCCAGATGTACAAAATCCTATAGAAGAAATACTTTGTATTACAGTTAAGAATCAATCTAATAAACAAATACTAACTTGGGGAACTGGTGATTATAAAACAGATAGAACAGATATAACTTATGTAAAATGTAAATCAGAAAAAGAATTAATTTTTGAGTTTATGAAGTTTTGGATTAAAAACTATCCAGATGTTACAACAGGTTGGAATACTAAATTTTTTGATATACCATATTTACTTAGTAGAATTACTTTGATTGCTGGTGAAAAGGTAGCCCAAAAGATATCGCCTTGGAACTTAATTCAAAAAGAAGAAATACTAGTAAGAGGAAGACCACAAACAGTTTATGAAATAAAAGGTATAACTAATTTAGATTACTTAGATTTATATCAATGGTTTATTCCCACAAGACAAGAAAGTTACAAGTTAGATTTTATAGGTGAATTAGAACTTGGTCGTGGTAAAGATGAAATGAAACACGATACATTTAAAGATTGGTATACAAAAGACTTTCAATCATTTATTGATTATAATATTCAAGATGTTGAAATAGTTGACGCATTAGAAGATAAACTAGGACTAATTGATTTATCATTAACAGTTGCTTATGAATCTAAAGTAAATTATGGTGATATCTTTTCACAAGTAAGAGTGTGGGACACTTTAATAGCCAATCATTTATTGAAAAAAAATATTTGTATTCCTCCACGTGAAGATAATACTAAAAATGAAAAATATGAAGGCGCTTATGTAAAAGAACCACAACTTGGCATGCACAAGTGGATCGTTTCATTTGATATTAACTCTCTATATCCGCACATTATTATACAGTATAATATTTCACCAGAAAAGATTATTGGTTTAAATTCAGAAGGCATATCAGTTAATAAGATGTTAGACAAGTCAACATCATTAGATTATTTAAAAGATAAAAATGTTTGTATTACACCGAATGGCGCACTGTTTAAAAATGATAGTCAAGGGTTTCTACCAGAAATGATGGAAACAATGTATAATGAACGTGTTGTTTTTAAAGACAGAATGTTAAAAGCAAAAAAAGAATACGAGAAAACAAAAAATCCAAGTTTGATTAGAGAGATATCACGTTGTCATAATATTCAATGGGCAAGAAAGATCGCTCTAAACTCAGCTTACGGCGCAGTAGGCAATGAATACTTTAGATATTATGACGTTAGACAGGCCAGTGCCATAACAACAGCAGGTCAATTTATCATTAGATTTATAGAAGAAAAGGTTAATACGTATTTGAATGACATATTAAAACCAGAAAACAAAATAGATTACATTGTGGCATCTGATACAGATTCCATTTACGTTACATTAGATAAACTTGTAGAACAAACTTGTAAAGATAAAACAGAAGATCAAGTGTGTAATTTTTTAAATAAGGTTGTTGATAGTAGAATTGAACCATTCTTAAATAAATGTTTTGAAGAACTTGCTGATTATACAAACGCATTTAAGAACTGTATGGTAATGAAACGAGAAGTAATTGCCAACAAAGGTATCTGGGTAGCAAAGAAAAGATATATGTTAAATGTATTAGATGAAGAAGGCGTTAGACTTTCTCAACCTAAGTTAAAGATTATGGGTATTGAAGCAGTTAAATCTTCAACACCACAAGTTTGTAGAGGTAAGATTAAAGAGGCCATTAAAATTATAATGAGTAAAGACGAAGATACATTACAGAAGTTTATAGCCGATTTTAAAAAAGAGTTTTTTACTATGTCGGCCGAACAAATATCTTTTCCTAGATCATGTAATAATATGAAGAAGTATTATGACAGTAATAATATTTTTATTAAAGGAACACCAATACACGTTAAAGGTGCCTTGATTTACAATCATCAGATAAAAGAATTTAAACTTAAAAGTAAATATCCTTTAATACAAGAAGGAGATAAAATCAAATTTCTTAAACTAGTTGAAGCTAATCCATTTAAGTTTGATGTTATAAGTTATATAACAACTCTACCAAAAGAGTTTAAATTACAACAGTATATAGATTATGAAACTCAATTCGAAAAAACATTTTTAGATCCAATGAGATTCATATTACAATCTATTGGTTGGTCGCAAGAAAAGAAAGCAAACTTAGAGGCATTCTTCGCATGAAAATTTTAACTAAAGAACAAGCATTATATTGTGCTAAAATATTTAAAAATTACTTTGGTAGTTTTAATCGTATAGATGATTATATGAGAGACCAAAAACTGGCCTCTATACAAAACATTCCTGCTGGATTACCAGGCATGAGTTTAGAAGATGATTTGTTTTCCGATTTTACAATGTCTCCTAATGATATGAAGTTAGAAGTATTAGAAATAGATAATGTAACTTGGGACACTTGTATTAATATGATATCAAGCCATAGTAACATGGTAAATATTCCTGGTAAAAATTTAAAACTAGCAGTTAAAGAAATGAACACTAATAAGTTTGTGGGGTTTATAAGATTATCTTCACCAGTTATTAATATGAAACCTAGAAACGAAATGTTAGGTAATGTTCCCGATTTAAGTCATTTTAATAAAACGGCCATTATGGGGTTTGTAATAGTACCATCTCAACCTTTTGGTTATAATTATCTTGGTGGTAAATTATTGGCAGCTATTTGTTGTAGCCATTATGTAAGAGAGATGATGAACAAAAAGTATGATATGAATTTATGTTTGTTTGAAACTACAAGTTTATATGGTAACAGTAAAGCATCAAGTCAGTATGATGGTATGAAACCTTATGTCAGATATAAAGGTCTAACTGATAGTGATTTTATTCCTATGTTACATGGTAAACCTTATGAACAATTAAGAGACTACGTTGAGAACATAGTAGGCGATCTAGTAAAAGAAGATGCGTCAAGTAAGAAGTTAAAGTTAACCAACGCAATCATAGGTTTAATTAAACGATCCTTAAAAGACGACAAGACAGAACTAGAAGATTTTAATAAAGTTATCAACAACGCAAAAGACTTGACTGAACAGAAAAGATATTATATAAGCCATTATGGTATCAAAAATTATATTGATATAGTAAATGGTAAAACAGATACTATCATTAAAGATGATACCTACGATAAGTTTGAGTTAAATAATATAATAGAATGGTGGAGAAAGAAAGCAACCGTTCGTTATGAAACTTTAAAGAAAGAAAATAGAATACGAAATGAACTTGAAATCTGGACTAAAAATAAAGACTTACAAATCATCCGATAAAGAAATCATTTATATAAATAAACTTATAACATATTTGATGTGATGGTGGAAGAAACTTTAAAAAATAGAGAGATGGATAAAAATAACTTACTTATACACAAGCACTTAATTATTCGTGCTGAAGTAAAAAATCCCCCAAAAGACGAACAGAAACTTGCCGAGTGGATGAAAGAGTTTATTTCTTTTATCAATATGAAAATTTTAATGGGACCTTATGTTAAATATTGTCCTACACCGGGCAACCGTGGTATCACAGGTGTTGCCGTTATTGAAACAAGTCATATAGCAATACACGTATGGGACGAGAACGATCCAGCCATTATGCAGTTTGATGTTTACAGCTGCTCTGAATTTGATCCATATAAGATTGCAGATAAACTACAAGCTGATTTTGAAGTAGTTAAATTAGATTATAAGTTCCTTAATAGAGAAACTGAATTGAAACCTATAAGGTTAAAGAAAGATACAATGAAAAACGTGGAAACCCATAAGTATGCAAATAGTAATAATCAACAGACTTCAGACCCCTCCCTATTTAATATCTCCTAACTTTCATCCAAAAGAACTTGACAATCTAAAGGAAATGTTATATAATGAGAATATCAAATACATATTAATATCTAGTGAAAAGGAGAACTTAGAATATGAGCAATTTTTTAAAAGACATAATTAAAGATGTAGGCAACGAATACGCAACACTAGTAAGTGATGGTATTGATAGTGCTGATGTAACAAATTTTATAGATACAGGTTCGTATTCTTTCAACGCATTATTATCAGGAAGTATTTTTGGAGGACTATCAGGAAATAAAATTACGGCAATTGCTGGTGAAGCCGCAACAGGTAAAACATTTTTTGCTTTAGGTATTTGTAAAAACTTTTTAGATAAAGATAAAGAAGCTGGTGTAATTTATTTTGAATCTGAAAGTGCTATATCAAAAGAGATGATCGTATCTCGTGGTGTTGACGCAACAAGAATGGTAATTATTCCAGTTGCTACAGTACAAGAATTTAGAAATCAATCAATAAAAATTTTAGACAAATACTTAGAACAACCAGAAGATAAAAGAAAACCTTTAATGTTTGTATTAGATAGTTTAGGTATGTTATCTACAACTAAAGAAATGGAAGATACAGCAGAAGGAAAAGAAACACGAGACATGACAAGAAGTCAAATCGTAAAATCAACATTCAGAGTTTTAACATTGAAACTTGGCAGGGCAAAAGTTCCAATGATAATGACCAACCACACCTATGATGTCATAGGATCTATGTACCCACAAAAAGAAATGGGTGGTGGTTCCGGTCTTAAATACGCTGCCTCATCAATCATCTATCTAGGAAAAAGAAAAGAAAAAGATGCCGACAATGAAGTGATTGGTAATATTATCCACTGTAAAAACTATAAGTCAAGGTTAACAAAAGAAAATGCTCAAATAGATGTGAGATTAACATATAAATCTGGTTTAGACAGATTCTATGGTTTGTTAGAGATCGCAGAAGAAGAAGGCATTTTCAAAAAAGTATCAACAAGATATGAAATGCCAGATGGTTCAAAAGTATTTGGTAAGAATATCAATGATGAACCTGAAAAGTATTTTACAAAGGAAGTGTTGAAACAGATAGATGAAGCAACAAAGAAAAAGTTCCTCTACGGAGAAGAATAAAATAAAATATCTTTTTGTACAAAAAGATGGTGATGACTTTACTTGTATCAAGTTAGTTGAGGACAAGTATTTGGGTATTGTCTATAAGTACGGTAACGTGGCTTTTGCTAGAGATGAAAAGCCAGATGGAACATTGCCTATGAAATTTGATTATGATATAATTAAAAATCCGGACAATATAGATACTAACAATCAACAATTTATTGATTATATTGGCGACATATTAATAGAACTATTAGAGAAACAATTAGAAGATGGAAAAGTTACATATAAGCAATGAACGAATAGAGATTACAGTATTACGTAATTTTATATTCAATGAAGCTTTCACAAGAAAGGCATTACCTTTCTGTAAGGAAGATTACTTTACAAATCGTAATGAAAGAATACTCTTTAGAGAAATAGATATATTCGTAAACAAATATAAAAACATTCCTACAAAAGAAGCATTAACTATAGAACTTAGTCAAAGAAAAGATATTAACGAAGATGAATTTAAATCTGTAAAAGAATTATTAGAATCATTAACTAATGAGTCAGTAGATTTACAATGGTTGTTTGATACTACAGAAAAGTTTTGTAAAGATAGAGCAGTGCATAATGCCGTATTAACTGGCATTAAAATATTAGATAAGAAAGATCCAAGACTTACACCAGAAGCAATACCAGGTATTCTTGCTGATGCCTTGGCCGTTTCTTTTGATAATCATATTGGTCACGATTATATAGAAGATGCTACTAGAAGATTTGATTTTTATCATACTAAAGAAAAGAAATATGAGTTTGATCTATCTTACATGAATCGTATTACAAAAGGTGGTGTACCACCTAAAACATTAAACATTGCCTTGGCAGGTACAGGTGTTGGTAAATCTTTGTTTATGTGTCATTGTGCTAGTTCTTTTTTAACACAAGGTTTAAACGTATTGTATATTACTTTAGAAATGTCAGAAGAAAGAATCGCTGAACGTATTGATGCTAACTTATTAGATGTAACTATGGACGATCTACACACGATGCCTAGACAAATCTATGATGATAAGATTACTAAAATCAGAGATAAGACAGCAGGTAAATTAATTATAAAAGAATATCCAACAGCATCAGCACATGCTGGCCATTTTAGAGCATTGTTAAACGAACTTGCTTTAAAGAAATCATTTAGACCAAATGTAATTTTTATTGATTATTTAAATATATGTTCTAGTAGTAGATTTAAAGGTGGAAATATATCTTCGTACTTCTTCATTAAGGCAATAGCCGAAGAACTACGAGGTCTTGCTGTAGAGTTTAATGTACCAATCTTCAGTGCTACACAAACAACAAGAACAGGATTTGTAAGTACCGATATTGGCTTAGAAGATACTTCTGAATCGTTTGGTCTTCCAGCAACAGCAGACTTTATGTTTGCTTTAATATCAAATGAAGAATTAGAAGCATTAGGTCAAATGAAAGTTAAACAATTAAAGAATCGTTATAATGATCCATCTATCAATCGTGCCTTTATTATTGGTGTAGATAGAGCTAAGATGAAGTTATATGATGTATCTAATAGTGCTCAAAACATTGTAGATAGTAACCAAAAGGAACCGACAGTTAAAACAAGTTATGATAAATTCTCGGACTTTAAAATATGATATTTAATAGAAAAGAGTATATGAAAGAGTATTCAAAAAAATATAATTTAAAAAATAAACAAAAAGTGACAGAAAAAAAAAAAGAATGGTATTTAAAAAATAGAAAACATATTTTAAATTATAAAAAAGAATATAGTTTAATAAAAAATTATGGATTAACACTTAAACAATACGAAGATATGATAAAAAATCAAAATTATGAATGTAACATTTGTTCAAAAAAATTTAATAACAAAATTAAAAGTTTAACAGCTTGTGTGGATCACGACCACGAAACAGGTAAAACTAGATCCATATTATGTCTCTCTTGTAATGCTGCTTTAGGCTTTATTAAAGAAAATATAATTTCTATTTCCAATATGCACGATTATCTATATAAACATAAAACCGACGAACAAATAGAAAAATATGGTATTATTAAACCTGAAAAAAAATTAAAACAATTAAAAGAAAAAATTAAATTAGTCGAAAACCAACTGGAGATAATGTTAATATGAAAAGACAAAAAGTAAGGTTTCACAAGAATGATAAAAGACCTGGCCATCTAGGAGAACAGTTGTCTTATGAAAAAAAGATGATTAAAAAAGAAAAAAGTATTTTATGGCAGGCCATCGAACAACCAACAGGCACTATAATAAGACAATCTTTTTTTGAAGAAGATGTGGATAGTTTAGTTAAGTTTCAAAATGAAAACCGCCAATGGCAACGTAATGGTGGCATACCCAATTTTCTTTGCGACAACATTAAATAGTATAAATAGTATTATTGATATAGTTTATGGTTAGTTTGACTTTGTTTATGGGAACAATGAGAGAGAAATGTTTAGTTTTAAAGGATTTATAACAAAGGGTACTAACACCCATTTAGAACATTTAGAAGATTCTATTATAGATAGAGGTTCTAAAGGCGGTAAAGATGCCGTTCTATTTTTAAAATCAATCAAAAAAATGCTTACAGGTAATGTAGGCGGCCGACTTAACGTAACTGTTAAATGGGACGGTGCGCCAGCAGTTATCTGTGGTGTTAATCCTGAAAACGGAAAATTCTTTGTTGGTACTAAATCAGTATTTAATGTAAATCCAAAAATTAATTATTCAACAGGTGATATAATGAAAAATCATTCTGGTCCTTTAGCACAAAAACTTCAAGTTTGTTTAAGAGAATTATCTAAATTAGGCATTACAGGTATTTTACAAGGCGATCTTTTATTTACAAAAGGCGATATTAAAACAACTACAATAGATGATGAAGAAATGTATGTGTTTACGCCCAACACAATTACATATGCTGTACCAGTTAATAGTGTAATAGGCCAGAGAATAGCACGCGCTAGACTAGGTATTGTATTTCATACTGTTTATACAGGTAAAGATATGAAACATCTTGCCGCAAGTTTCGGAAGTTTATCAGGTTTTCCTAAATCATCTTCTATCTTCATAACAGATGCCACGTATAAAGATACTTCAGGTTCAATTACATTTAACAAATCTGAAATGGGAACGTTTGATAATATTATTTCTATGGCTGAAGGCTCTTTATATAAAGCAGCTCCAGTTTTAAACATTCTTAATGTTAGCGATCCTTTAGCAGTTGGTTATAAACTTAAAACATTTTTTAATTATTACATTAGAAATTCACAAGGCGACATGGCCAAAGTAAAAGATTTAGTAGATATGTTTAGAGTGTATTATAATAATATGTTACAACAAGAAGTAGATGCTGTAAGTAAAGAAGAAACAAAAAACAAATATAGAAAAATTAGAGATGGTGGTTTAAATTTTATAGACAGTAATAACCAAGCAATTTATTTTACTATAGCAAGTCATATATCATTACAAAGAGCTAAAAACTTTTTAATAAGAAAGATGAATCAAATACAAAGCATTGGCCAGTTCATAAGAACACCAGATGGATTTAAAGTAACTAATCCAGAAGGATATGTGGCCGTTGATAGAGTAAGAGGTGCTGTTAAATTAGTTGACAGATTAGAATTTAGTAGAGCAAATTTTACAATAGCCAAAGATTGGCTGAAAGGATAATATGAAAACATTTAAACAATTTATAAACGAAGCTGCTGTAGATTCAAAAGGTCTTAAAAGTTCTACAGGAGGATTAACACAAAAAGGTAGAGATTATTATAATCGTAAAGATGGTAGTAATTTAAAAGCTCCTGTAACAAAAAAACCGTCTGAATTAAAAAAAGGTAGTAAGGCATATAATAGACGTAAGTCATTCTGTGCTCGTATGTCTGGTAATCCAGGCCCAATGAAAGACGACAAAGGAAGACCTACTCGTAAAGCATTGGCATTAAGAAAGTGGAATTGCTAGTGAAATCGTTTGAACAAATACTTTCAGAAGGCTTATACGATCCAGGTATCTTTAAGGCTTTCTTTTTAGCAGGTGGGCCAGGTTCTGGTAAATCATTTGTTACTAGAAACGTATTCTCAGGTTCAGGTTTAAAAATTGTTAACTCGGATATTATATTTGAAAACAGTTTAAAGAAAATGGGATTATCTTTATCTATGCCGGATGAAGAACAATACTTTAGAGATATAATGAGAACAAGAGCAAAAGCAACAACCGAAAATCAATTAGATTTATATATCAAAGGCAGATTAGGTTTAGTTGTAGATGCTACAGGTAGAGATTTTAATATAATACAAAGTCAGGCAGGATTATTAAAACAATTAGGTTATGATTGTTATATGGTATTTGTTAATACTAGTTTGGAAGTAGCGTTAGAAAGAAACTCTAAAAGAGAAAGAGTTGTACCCGAATATATTACAAAACAATCATGGCAAGGTGTTCAAAATAATATTGGTAAATTTCAAAATTATTTTGGTATGGAAAATTTTATAGTTGTAGATAACAGCAGATCAGAACAAGAATTAGTTACCGTAACAATGAACAAAATAAATTCGGTTGTTAGAAGATTTTTAAATACGCCAATAAAAAGTTATATAGCAAAAAGATGGATGGCTAAAGAAAGAATGGTAAGGAGAAAAGATGTTTAAACTAATTAAAGAAGCAGTAATAGATATACCTAGACGTACTTATGCTAAAGACGTATTTGATAACGCAGATACAGAAAATCCAAAACTAAAACAATCTATATTAGATATCATCAATACTCAATTAAAAGAATTTGAAAAACTTTACCCTATTAAAAAGTATAGTTTAGTTGGTTCAAGTATTACAAAACATTATAGAGATGACGCAGACTTAGATATAAATGTTTTATTTGATGTTGCGCCTTCTGATAGAGAAGCAGTTAGAATTAAATTATCACATCAGTTAAGAGGTATCAATGGTAAACTAATTCCAGGAACTAAACACCCAATTAACTATTATATCATTACAGATCCAAACGTAAAAGAAACTAATGACAAAATGGCCGATGGAGTATTTGATATTAAAAACAATACTTGGTTTAGAAAACCAAAAGAATTTAAGTTTGATGCTAATAGATATGCTGCTGACTTTGAAAAGAAAGTAAAAGAAATAGATGTTGTAGAAGGAGAATTGAAAAGAGATATCATTGATTATAAAGAATTAACCGAATTAAATCCTGATGATGTTTTAAATCTACAAGAAATTATAAACGATAAGATATCTCAAATTGAAGATGATATCAAACAATTAGTTTCTATAGGTAATACAGTATTAAAAGATAGACAAGATGCTTTTGCTACTGATATGACACCAGAAGAAATTAAAACGTTTGGTAAAAAAAATTTATTACCTAAAAATGTTATCTATAAGATGTTAGAGAAATATCATTATTTAAAATTATATCATCAATTAAAAGATATATTGGATGATGGTAAAATTACAGACGCAGAAATACGTTCTATAAAAACTGAAGGAGTAAACAAATCTTTCGCATTTACTTTTGGTAGATTTAATCCTCCAACAATAGGACATGAGAAACTATTACAAAAGGTAGCCAGTTTAGGATCAGAATATAAAATATTTTTAAGTAGATCACAAGACGCAGTTAAAAATCCATTATCACCATCAGACAAGTTAAAATGGATGACAACTATATTTAAACCTTATGCTAGTCATATATTAATAATGCCTACAAATATGGTATTAGAATTAGCAGCCAAAATTTACAGCATGGGTTACACAAATGTAACTATGGTTGTGGGTAGTGATAGAGTAAGAGAATTTGATAGTATATTAAACAGATACAATGGAGAAAGAAATAGACATGGCTTCTATAACTTTGAAAAGATAAATGTAGTATCTGCTGGCGAAAGAGATCCTGATGAAGAAGGCGTAACAGGAATGAGTGCTAGTAAATTAAGAAACTATGCTTCAAAAGGAGATTTAAAGAATTTTAAAAGAGGAATACCAGGCAATCTAACAGAGAAACAAAAGAATGAATTATTCTTTGATGTTAGAAAAGGTATGGGGTTATCAGTTAGTTTGGCCGCAGAATATGAACCAACAGAAATGCCTAAAACTTTACAACAATTTGAAACACAACAAGTAAGAGACTTATACATTAGAGAAATGATATTCAATATTGGCGAACAAGCACATAACGTCAATTTAGATGTAAAAGGAAAAGTAGTAAGACGAGGAACAAATTATATCGTATTGGAAGATACAAATAACAACCTCCACAAATCATGGATTTGGGATTGTATTCCAATAGCCGCAGATAAAGAAGTAATGGTAAGAGAATACAATTTAGATGTAGATTACGGATTTAAAGCCGTATCAGAAATTAAAAAAGAAGATCAAGAAGAACAAAGAAAAAAAATATTTAAAGAATTAAAAAAGGATTTGATTAAGATGACAAAAAAAGAAGCATACGACATAGGGCACGATTATGCTCAACATACTTCTAAGACAACACCAGGAGAACCTGGTTACGACCCGAATTATAAAGGCACAACATATACACCTAGTAATATAGAAGATAATAAAGAGTTAGTAACACAAGGTAGATCATATCCTGATGGTGAAAAAATACCAAATGTATTGCCACCAAAATATATGCCAGCCAATTCAAAAGAAGTACCAGAAGGACAAAACTGTTATAATTGCGAATATGGTAGTAAAAATGAAGGCAATTACTGTAGTTTATTTCACGCTAAAGTAAGACCAACATACTGGTGTGCTAAATGGGAACCAAACAATAAGAAAGTATCTGTAAAGGATATAGAAGAATGGGCTGGTTCAAATGATACAATAGATAAATATAGACAAAGATATGGTGATAATTACCAATCTAAGATTGACGAAGTTAAACAAAAAATGATGTCTTTCAAAGATTACACCAAAAAGGTATAATATGAGTTTTATTAAAGAATCAAAAGACGCTTATAAAAAAGTACTAGAAGCATTAGAAAAAGAAACTTCTGATCACGAAATATCAATGGCTCGTGGTGAATTAGAAACTATTGCTGATAGAGCATTAGCTACGTCTGCTATGTTAGAAGGAACGCCAGAAGATGGTAATCCATTACCAGCTTGGGTACAATCAAAAATTACTAACGCTTGTGATCACATCACAACTGTACATGATTATTTAAAATATAATCCTAGGTTAAATGAATCATTAGATTTAGAAGAAGCATCACTAACTTCTATACACAAAATGAAAGAAGATGGAAAAACATCAGAAGAAATAGCAAAAGAATTAAAACTAAACGCAGGTCTAGTTAAAAAGATTTTAGGAGAAGAAGTAGAATTAAAAGAATTTACAGACGCAGAAATTGCTCAACTTAAAAAAGAATTTGATCCTCTTAAAGGTAAACAAATATCTACAGCAAGAGCAAATCAATTGTCAAACATATTAAATAAATTAGATGATGGTTCATTAGATAAATTAAAAAGTGCTTTAATACCTTTTGTATCAGCACTGGCAGCCGCAAAAACAACTCAAAGAAAATTTAGAGGCGTTAAAATAACAAATGTTAAAGTGCCAGGCCTAGAGAATATGGCTGAAGAAGTAGATAAAGGTTATAATGTAAAATACAAAATGAAAAAAGATGACCCATCTATCAGTATGTCTTGGTACAAAGATAAAGAATTAGCACAAAAATTTTTGGATGATGTAAAAAAATCAGGTGGCAATGGTATCATTACAGCAAAAGAAGAAGTAGAATTAAAACCAGTTCCTAGTTTAGAAGATAGTGCTAAGAAACATAATATAGATATTGAAGTATTAAAAAAACAACTAGAAAAAGGAATTGAAATTGAAAAAGAACATACTAAAGATGAAAAGGTTGCTGAGAAAATAGCACTGGCTCATATAGATGAAAGACCAGATTATTATATTCAAATAGATAAATTGGAAAAGAAACCAGTTGAAAAAGTAAACGAAGTAAAAGAACCTACAGGTGAATTAAAAGATGCTTGTTGGACAGGTTATGTTGCTGTGGGATTTAAAATGAAAAATGGAAAACGTGTACCAAACTGTGTACCTAAATCAGAAGCATATAAAGGTGCTAAAAAAATTGTAGAAAAAGCTTACAAAAAATTAAAGGAGAAAAAGTAATGACAAGATATTTAGAAATTAAACCAGGAAGTATAGCAGAAGTAGCAAAAAAATTAAGAGAAGATTATGATGCTTACTTTAAAAAAGAATTAGAAAAAGAAGGTAAATCATTAGCATCAATGACTGATGCTGAAAAGAAGGCCTTTTTTAATAGAGTTGATAAAGGTTATAACGCTAAGAGTGAAGCAACATCACAAGATGTATCTCCAAGTTTAGCAAATAAAACTCCAGAAAAATCTAAAACAACTTTAGTGGCGGCGCCAGGTAATAAAGAAAAAGTAATAAGAATACCTGTAGAAAAATTAGCAGACTATAAGAAAAAAGGTTATGTTGAAGCTGAAAGTTTTGTACCAGAAGCAGCCAATGAACCATACGCTATTGGAATGGCCGCAGCTATGAAATCAACAGGCGATACACCTCCGTTAAAAAAATCTACAATAACAAAAGCCCACGATATTGCTAAAAAAGTAAAAGAAGAAGAACTAACAGCTGGTCAAAAAAAATTACCACCAGCACTTCAAAAAGCTATAGATAAAAAAGAAAAGAGTGAAGATATTGACGCTGATGAAATGAATAAAAAACAAAAAGAAAAAAGTGGTCAAACAGAACCAGTTAAATTTGCCAAGTATGAAGAAGAAAAAGAAGAAGATATTAATGAAGCTGGCATGAAAGAAATTGATACAACTAACCAAGAAATAAAAAGACTTAGAGTTAGATTACAACAATTAAGAGATTCTGAAAACGCAGCTGCTGGTGGAGATACTACAAATATTGAAAAACAAATACACCAAACACGTAGTGCTTTATTAGATTTACAAAAGAAAGCTTTAGACAAAAAAGTCGAAGTTAAGGAAGGCAAAATGACTTACAAGTCATATAAAAAGTCTATGAAAAAGGAAGAAAATCCTAAGAATATGAAAACGACTTTAACAGGCCAACCTGTAACTAAGATTGATGTTGAACCTAAGTTACCTAACCATAATTAAAATGAAAAAAATTATATTATCTTTATTTTTGGCATTTTCTTTATCTGGTTGTATAGCATT